AATGCTGATCGCTGTACGCTGTGTCTACATCCATCGAAAGCACACTGCTCGCAATCGTCGCATGTTTCGCCCACAACTCAAAATCATCCACCAAAGTCAGGTACGCATTATCTGCCCATGCGATCTCACTCGTCAGCCCGATATAGAAAGTGGATGCCCCCGGCGTCTTGCGGATCACACACATCCCCAAATCATACGCGCCTGCAACGGTACCCACATACAGCGTCATCCCCACCTTCACATTCCCCAGCGTCCCCGCGCCGCCATCGAACGTGATCTGATACGCGCGGTCATTCGAAGATGGCACACCATTCAAACGCGCCGTATAGATCGTATTCGGCTGATAGATCGCCAAATACAACTTCGACCACTGCCCATCCCCCCGCAACAAAGCCAACTCAGGGGCGGTGATAGCTCTAGCCATTGCGCTCCTTTAGCCAAGCCATAAATCCATAAACTTGTGCTTCTGCATGACCTCGATAACTGTCATATATTTCACAGCCATCATTACTGGGCAATGTAGATAAATATTCTTCAACCAATTTTTCAAGATGAACGAAATCTAATTTGATCTTTACAGTCACTTCAGCAGTCGCCATAATTCATCCTTCGCTAAAAGCTAACAGCTAAAAGCTAATAGCTACAAAAGAACCAAATTCCGAAACGTCACCACATAATTCTTCCGGTTCCCAAACCACCGCCCCATCCCCTCATTCGGCAAAACCATCTTCGCTGAAAAACTGGCATACGTGTCATCATCAATGCGCGTGCGGATGAACACCTCCGCTGATGCGCCTGTGCAAAACGTTCTCAACTGCGTATACTCCGCCAGGATCAGCATTTGGAATGTCCACGTCACCACTGGCGAACCCACACCGCGCGTCCCGCCACTGCCCAAATTCACCGTCCGCGCGAACGGCAAAAAATCGAACTGTGGCAACGGCAACGGCGTCGTCAATGATTCGATATTCGTCATCCCGCCTTCAGTCGTTCCAATCTTGAAATCTGCCATAATTTTCCTTATCCTCTCCCCCCAAATTGACGCACGCTCTTCGCGTCCATTTGGGGGGATGTCGCTAAAGTGACAGGGGGGCTACCCATCTCCCAAACTCGTGATGATCTGATTGGCAAGTGCATCCACACGTTCATCCACATACCCGCGCACCTGCTTCAATGACAGACCACCTGCGAAGTTTTGAACGATGGTCTGCTGTTGGGAATTGCTTTGGTTGTTGATCGGTCTCGCCAGTGCAGTCTGTAAATTCGGAATATTGTTATTTGATAACATATCCATTGCAGATGCGACCCCACGCAAGCCTGTTTCAAATGGGGTAGGACTGCCAGGCGTGAGAGCCTTGGGCAGTTTTAAACTTGCTAATATCGCCTTCAGCCTATCTATCTTTCCAACAAGCCAATCCACCGCCATACCAATGCCACTGAATGCAGATTTTATGATCGCCCATAATTGCAGTGCAGTGTTTGCGACATTCCTAAATGAATTTCCGACACGCAGTGCGAACGAATGAAATCTATTTACAAGGGCTTCTAATTGTGGATTTGTAATCCCAAAGAAACCCACCGCAAAATCCTTTACAGCTTCTAACATATCTCCTCTAAATAATTTTATAAAACCAGATGCAACAAAGAACATGCGACTAAGGAAGTCTTGTGCCGCTTGTGCAGGAATTCCAAATGCCGTTGCTAAATCTAATAGTGCGCCGCTGCCATCTTCGTATAATAATTCTGCACCTCTAGTGATATTTAATAATGCTTTGTTAACAACATCTGACAAAATACCAAACTGCAACATCACCAGTCTTATCGCTTCAACAAAGTTGCCACTAAAAACATTTCTAATAGTGTCAGCAATAAGATATATCTTTGCAAGGAAATCCTGCGATGCTTTTTCTGGCAACCCAAATGCGACAGCCAAATCCATCAATGCGCCACTGCCATCTTCATACAATTTGACAGTGCCGTTCCTAAGATCAGCAACCGCCGCTCTTACATCAGCGAGACCGGGTGTCATGGCTTGTATATTTCTCTCGAAATTACCAAACAGCTCTGACATTATTCCAACTGCTTCCTCGGTATCGCCGCGCCAGAACGCAGTGAAGGCTTCCCACAATCTTTTCATCACGACTATGGCACTATCAAATACATCGCGCATCCCAAAGATGTCATATTTCCACATCAGATAAAGAATGCCAATGGCAATTCCAATCGCGGCAATGACCAGTAAGATCGGAGCCAATGCAGTCAGCATCGCTATAATCGCAGGGATCAACGTGCCAGTGATGACAGTCCCCACGGTTGCCAATGCCGTCCCAACGCCCGCCAGGGTGATTCCCAAACCACTCAAACTGGCAACGAAGCCTGAAATGGTACCGATGGCGCTGATGATGGTTCCTACAAACATGATCACCGGACCAGCCAGCGCCAGCAATAACATCAAAACAATAATTACTTTTTGCATCCAGGGCGGCATTGCCATGAATTTCTCGATCAACTTTGTGAGTCCTGCCGCAAGCTGTAACAGGGTTGGGATGAACGCCGCGCCCACAGTCTCTTTCAAATCGTCGAAAGCATTGGTCAATTGTGCCAGCTTGCCAGCCGTGGTATTCCCTGCGGTTCTTGCCAGCCCGCCAAACTCTGTTTCTAACTCACTCAGGATGATCTTCTGCGCGGATGCAATATCATTCACCGCCATGAAGCCTTTGATCTGGTCTTCCTGCTCTTGTGTGAGCATCACACCCACCCGCCGCAAGGCAGTGACGCCGCCAATGGGATCATTCAACGCCTTGCCCAATTGCACCGATGCCTGTTCAACGCTTCCGAATTTCTCCGCCATGTTCAGCATCGCTTCGGTTGCCAGCGGGAAAACGTCCTTGCCGATCTTCGTGAAAGTCAACAACATCGATTGCCCCGAGATGATCTGGTCATCCGAGAACTTCGTCACCTTCTGAAGTTCAGCCGCCATGTGGGTGATCTCATCGGCGGTCAATCCCGCTGCACTCCCCGTAGATGCCAGTACCGCATTCAACTCAGCCAGTGCGCTTTCAGCTTCGATTGCTGAATCAACCGATTTCTTGAAGAAGGCAATGATCGGCAGAGTGAGACCGAGCGTCATGGCTCCGCCGATCTTCTGCATGGCTCCACCGATAGCCAGCCCCGCAGTTTCCAGCGTTCTCAAACTGGCAACGCCCTGCGACACGCCGGATTTTATTCCGCTCGCATCCAGACCGACCTTCCCATAGGCACTACCTAGATTGATAGCCATGACTTCTCCAAACAAAAACAGACGTTCAACGCCTCCCCCTCGCCTCTCAGGAGAGGGGCTAGGGGTGAGGTCAGAACGTCTGCCAGTTTCAATTGTGCTTGCGTTACGGTTACTTCAACACAATGCCTGAAGGCGCTTCGAAGTGACCGCCCAGCCTGGGCACCATGTGACTGATGCGCCCGATGGCATAACTCGCTTCGTCGTTCCAGACGTACAGCACCATCGGTTCTTCCTTGTAAATTTCGCGGATGCCCATCAACTGCATCAGTGCATCCAACAATTCCACCGCATTCAAATCGCCCTGTGCTTTCAGATGATCGTGCAGGGTATTGTATGCGTAGTCCGTCATCGCTGAGATAAAGACCATCGAGAAGGCATGCGACTGCCGTTCTCCATCCGTTGTAACGGGCGTGACTGCTTGCTTCTTGCTTTGGGTTTTCGTATTCGGTAACATGAGGGTCTCCTTCTTCGTGGGGGAGATGAGGGTCTCTATTTGGATTGTACATCTTTAGATTCTGCATGTCAACTACCAAGTTCCATCTTTCCTGATCTTGACCTTCTTCGACACTTTACCTTTTACACTGCGATATCCGCGCGGCGTGGTGGCTGATTGTCCACTAAAGCCTGCAAACGCATCCTTGCCTTCGTTCAAATTCTTTTCAATGCGCCTGCCCACTGCCATCGTCGCCTCATCCAACATCCATTGCGCGATCTCCGTTTCCAGAGTGAAGTATTGGCTCGCTCGCAAGCCGTACCCGGTCGCCATGTTGTAGAGCCGCCACAGATTCGATCTCTCCTTCACGAAAGGATTTGAGCTGCTCCACCTCCCGGTACGCCCAATTGAAGATCGCCATCTTGTCATCGGCTGTAATTTCATCGATGCCCAAATGGTCATCATCACCCACGTCCGCGATCGGTGGTTCCACTACACATAAACGTGTCAACATATCCAAAAGGATTTTGAACTCGGGACCATTCTTCGAAACCTTGCGCAGGTCCAGGCTGGCTTGTCCATTGCTGGCTGATTCTTCCGCAATATCCAAAAGCATATCGGGCAGTTTGCCCGTCAACATGAGATCGGTCATCGTCGCATCCTTCACGAAAACCACCGTCCCGCTGGGTAATGCCAGCTCCTTAATTTGATCCGCACGAAACTGCGCCAGCATCTCCCGCCGCGCCTGCTGTGCCTGCTTTAATCTGTTTAATTGATTGTCCATATTTACCTTTCATTCTCATGTTCTCCCCCAAATATTCCCGAAGGGATATTTGGGGGAGATGCCCTTTAGGGCAGAGGGGGCTGGGTCTACGCCGTAGTAAAGTTCACCACAGCATCTGCCAACACTTGACCGAACACATCTTCCACGCCTGCGATGATCAACAGATAATCGGTCGCTGCGCCCAAACTTGCGGTTGGGTTGAATGTCACCACCGTGCGAGCGCCATTGATCGTGCGTGCGCCTGCCACCGGCACACCCGCTGCCGTGGTCAGGATGATGCCAGATTCCGCGCCTGAAGCCAACGGGTTGTTGAACGTCAGGGTCAGGTCCGCAGTCACCACCACACCGATTGCCGCATCCGCAGGCACCGTGATCACACTCAAGGCATCGGGAGTATCAGGCAGTGCGGGCAGGGTGGTTGCGGTCTCATTCGCCACCACGTCATAGGCTTTGCCGTCCACTTTCACGCCGGTGAACTCCGTCTCCAGCATGAAAAATTCCGCGCGCTTGAACGTGCCTTTCGGGGATGATGTCAACTTCGCCTTGAAGATCTTCACATGCACATCATCGCCTTCATCGCCCAGGCTTTTCCCGTAGATCTTGAAATACGGATAGGTGCTCGAATCACCTTGCAAAGTCCTGACCTCATTCGGCGTAGAACCAGTCACGGCGTAATCGTGACCCGTCATCAGCGAAAGCGCCGCGAGCGAATAACCGCCCTGCTTGAACGCGCCCTTCAATCCGATCGGTTGCGTCACAACCCCTTGCAGATCGTCGTTCCCGTAAAACTCACCGGTCACGACCATCTCTTCGAAACCAAGTTCGAGCGCGGCAGGTAGAGCAACTCTTTCAGTCCCTGCCATGTTCTCAACAATGATCTCTTTCAATCCAAACGGCTTTTCCATAACATTTCTCCTTTTGTGTTATTTCCCCTCCCCCAAATTCGCGCTCTCCGAATTTGGGGGAGGCAGGGTGGGGGCGGGTGGAATGCAGTGCAGTTACAATTTCCGCACCGCATTGAATCTCAACGCACCAAGTGGACAATCGAGAGCCTGGTCACGTTGCTGATACACAGCGCCTACATACTCAATATTCCAAACGTTGTCACCGATCTGCTTTTCATTCAGGTCCGCGAACGCCAGCGCCATCGCCGGTTCGATCACCGCATAACCTTGCCGCTGATAAAAATAGATCACGAACGTCGTCCGCGCGCTTGTCAAATACGGACCCGCTGGCGCCTCCGTCGAATGCTTGATCAACGCGCACGGCTTCAACTCCGTTGAAGTGGCATCGAACGCCCCAGCCGTATTCTGGCGAGAAACTTCCTCCACATCATTGAAGATCCCCCCCGTCAACAAAGCCACCAAAGCCTCATCCGCCTGCAAAGCCGTTTTGATATCGTCACTTAAACTCATTTTGACCTTTGACCTTAGACCTTCAACTTATCCGAAAACAGCCACACCGCCAAATTGATCGCATTCGGCAAAATGGATTGATTCAAGTCACCGCCGATCGTCTGTTCATACGCGTCTAACTCAGCCCAATCCTGCTCGCCTTTCAACCAGCCATTCAATCTGCCCGTAAATTCTTTTTCAGGCATCAACACTGCGGTCTTATAATCCAAACAGTTCGGATGCAATGGTAATTCAATTGTGCCAACAGGATAAACACCATCACCATTCGTGCCGCCTTCGCAGACATCATCACAAATATCGCGCTCAGGATGTGCCGCGCTCAGGTTGATCTTTTCCGCTTCAACCCACGGTTGCGCGGATAAAACGCGATCCGTTGCCAGGGCATGGGCTTTCTGAATTTCAGTCCGCACCAAACGGAGCGCATTGTACGAAACGCCGCGTCCGTCACATGGCGCCGAGACCAGCCCCCCCGTATCCCCTGCAGCGATCTGACTTTTCGTTTTGCCATACAACCTCTGCGAAGTCCACCGCGGACAATCCTGATTCGCGCCCAACCACTGCTCCAACTCCTGCGCAATATTCCAGGCTGAATCACTGTTCGCAATGCCCTTCATCAACACCACATTCATCGCATCTCGCGCATCGCGGTCAATGTTCCAAATCCGTGCCGAAAGGTTCAAACTATCCCCATACAAATGCTCCGATGCCGCATTCAGTAGAACCGAAAGCTGGGGAGAGAAAACGCCATCCTGCACGGCTTCCAAAAATTCATCATTCATCATTCTGCCTTCTGAAATTCCCGTTTGCTCCACAACAGGAACGATCAATCTTTTATGTGCAACGGCAAGCACACCGAAGGGAATCGATGCCGCCTCGATGCGCACCTTCTGGAACTCATCACTCCAGGTCTTGAACACATCCCCCCACGCCTTCAACAACTCACTCTGCACCGCGAAGCCGGATGCCCCATCCAACACCTGCTCCTTGCCGCCTGCCTTCAAGATCAACGCCTGTGCATCCTTCGTGAATTCACCGAACAACTCATGCGTCCGCCCCGTGAACCACAAATGCAACCGCACCACCGCCTTGAACGAAGCGTTATACATCCGACCCAGCGGCACCTTATCCAACTGCGCGATCAACTCCGCAGATTTGAATTTCTTCTCATTGATAACTATCGGTTGCAATATGACACTCATCATGTTCCTTCGTTAAAAGCTAACAGCTAACCGCTGCTCTAAATGCTAATACCCTGAAGACTCTTCGCAAACTGCTCCGCGCTGAACCCATCGCCGCTCATGAAATCCTTATCCACATTCTTCAAATACATCGCCGCGATCGATTGGATCACTTCCTCCTTCACACCCAACACCCGCAAGCGTGCCAACCCATCCGCCAGGTCACGGATATCCGCCGGAGTCAAAGGCTTTGCCGTGCGCCATACGATTTCATAATCCACACTCGCAGGCAGGATGCCCTTTAACAGCCATTGCCGTTCCAACAACGGCTGGATGACCTGTGCCGTCAACCACTCCCGTCCCTGCGAAAGATTGTTCTCATACTCATCCTTCTTCTCGCCCAAAACATCGCGGTTCAACCCATCGCCATGAACAATCAACTCCATCGGCACATCGCTGGCTGCCATCATCGTCGCCACGTGATGATTCACATCCCCGATCTTGTCAATGTTGCCATCGCCCTGATGCACATTCAACGAGCTGGGCTTGTTCGAAAACACATCTGTCACCGCCGCCAGCTTGCCGAAGGTTGCCTTGTTATTTTCCTTATACGCTTCCACATCCGCGGGCGACCCTTCGATCACGTGTTGCCTGAGCTGTGACCCTGCCGCTTTGCGACGCACTGCCACATTCAACTCACCATCTACAACTTTTTTGTAAGGACCCGTAGCACCCCCATACATCGGCGTGCCATAGCGTTGATTTGATTCATGATCCCAGCGCGCATGGATCATCTGCCACTCCGCAAAATAGATCGCATCCTGTGGCGGCTCCCCGCTATACCAGGCGCTCGAACTCATCCAAAACGCCTGCGCTGCATTATCAAATTCATCTGCCTTATTGCTATTGCGCCGCACTTGCGCAGTGGGCTTGCGCGATGCCTTCGCAATATCCAACGCATCGTTGACCACCAGCTCATAGAACGAATCCCCTTCACGGCTGGTCTCACGCACCGCATCTTCCAACAATTGATTCAACTTCAAACGCTTCTGCAATTCATCGGCGATCCGTTTCGCCTCCGCATCTTTCGTCTTCACGATGAACCCAGCCCGCACAATATCACGCGCATAGAACCGATGTGACTTCTTGACAGGTGGATAGGTATCATACATTTCCACGCACGTCTTCATCACCGCGATCCGCTCCCGGTCCGCCTTCAACTTCTCCCACACCCCCTCCCCCGCAATCGACGGAGCCACAGCCGTGCTCTCATCCGCCGCTTGCGCCGCAGGTACCGGGTTCATAAACGCCTGAATTCTTTGCCGTAAAGTAGTTGCCATAACTTTTCATTTCTCCTCCCCCCAAATTGACGCACGCTCTTCGCGTCAATTTGGGGGGATGTCGCTTTAGCGACAGGGGGGTCGGGGGGTCATCCTTGAAATACTTCCTGAACCATTCTTTCCAACTTCGGAAGATTACTTTCCAACGTGCTCATCACAATCGCGTACCTGCCGCCGTTCGATAATTCCAAAAACTTTCCATAAAAAACCGTGTGCCCCAAAGTGATGATCAGCGTATCTTTTGAACCGCTCTCGATTGCCACATCACTCATCTCACTCTTCGCTTCAGGCGTCACCTCACCGGTGATCGTGCCCAAGTCAAAACCATCCACCGCAAAAAACAAACCGCCGCGCGCGTTCGATGTCCGATCTTCCCAAACCGCATTCTCACGCGCCTCATCCTGCACCCCCTGCCCCCAATAATTCGCCACCGCCTGCAAAGCCACCATCACCTTATCGCCATAATCTTCCAAACCTTTGGCGATCACACTCGGCGAAACCACCCATTGAAATCCGCTTTGCATTTCCTTTGTGCTCCTTAGTTCCTTTGTGGTGAAAAGAATTACTCTTCCACAACGCCTTCCGCGATCGTCCCAGCCAACCGATTCACCTGGATAAACACCACCTTGATCAAATGCCCGTCATACGTCAAACGGTCTTCCGGTTGAATGTTCATATCGTGCTCACCCAAAATGAACACCGCCTGGTTCGCCGCGCGTGCCGCATCACTCTGCAACCGAAACCCGCGCGCCCCCGCATACTCGATCCGCATCGGCTGAGCAGACAAGGTTGAACCATCCCGCCGCATCGCCAGCGAAACCTCATTCCGCGCTCGTATCTTCCGCAACCGCTCTCGATAAAATGTCGTATTCACAATTCTCCTGATTTATTCTCTCCATTTACTCCCGCAGGGATAAATGGGGAGATGTCAGCGTACCCGCTGACAGAGGGGTCATGCCGTCGCATACGTCCCGTTATAACTCTTGCACGCATCCAAATATTCCTTCTCCGCATCATTCGCATTCTTCCGGCTCGTATCACTCGCCCCTCCGAGATCTTCACTCACCGCGCCAAAGCTATACTTGATATTGTCACCAGCCTGGTCATTCGTGATCTTCATCAACGCCTTCGATTTTGCCAACAGCAAAACGATCTGCGCTTCGTCCTCGCCCAGTGTGGTGTAATCGCCAGCGGTCGCCACCCACTGCATCTTATATTTGTAATAGCGCGTCATCGTATATTGCGGAGTGGGATAAAACGTGATTTGCTTATTGACGATGGTATGTTCTTCCTCGAAATTCTTGCTGACTGGAATCAACTTATCCGAAACGATCACGCCATCGATGCCAACCAGCGCATCCAATGCAATCAACTTCAAAAAATCCGTTGCCAGGCTATAGGTCGCCGTGCCTGAAATAATGCTCAATGAAGATATCTTGATCAACCCGCAGCGCCGTGAAAAATCGATCACCGCCTCTTCCACCGCCTGGTTATATTGCGCCGTCGTAGGTATCCCGTCCACTGCGGGAACTTCCGATTGTAGATCCGCCACCATCGCCGCCAATGTCGTCATTTCTTCTTACCTCGTCTCTTCGCCTTCGCGCTGAGCGGAGGCGTACCCGCCGAAGTCGAAGCGGCAGGCACAACCTCCACCCGCACCTTCAGCAAAGCGGATTTTTCTTTCTCATCATTGAAAGCTAGATGCTCCTCACGAAGCCCTGATTGCTGCTCTTTTTGGATCTCAAAATCTGCATCCCCTTTCAACTGCTCCGCCTGCGACGGCGTAATATCCTTCGCCTCACCCGGCTGCAAAATCCGATCCGCAACCATCCGAACTTTTTTACCAATATTCTTTATGATGGGCATCTCATTCTCCTGCTCCCCCCATTTACTCCCGAAGGGATAAATGGGGGGATGTCTATGTACTCAGAGACAGGGGGGTTACGCCTGCGTGGGCACAACACTGCCCTTGCCGCCGATCGGCGCAAGCGAAGCGTTGTATTCTTCGGCATAATATTGATCAGCCGCCACGAGTTTGCCGTTGCTGTAAGTCGGGTATGGACCCTTCACAGTCATCGGCGAGAAAACACGGTGCATCACGAGTTCGCGGTTCAACACCAGGTTGAAGGTATCGCGCATCTCGGGCGTCTCAAAGACATTCAAGCCTTTTACCGAACCCACGAAACCAGCCGCGTTCAACAGCGCATTGGGATAACCATCGCGCTTGAAGCCATCCCAGTTGCTCAGATAATCGGAGTTCGTGGCGCTCATCACCAACGAAGTCGGTTCATAGAAGCGGTTCAAAACCTTCACTTTCGCTTCGCCGATGCGTTTCACGAAATCGAGATACACAGCATCGCTGATATCCCAGGCGGCGGTCTTATTGCTTGCCACTGCCAGCGCAGCCATCAAACCTTTTTCGATCAGGCGGCGGTCCTTATCGCGCCGCATTTCGCGGATGATATTTGCCATCGTGCGACCAACCGCATCCCAACCGATCTGCGAACGACTGAACACGATCGCTTCACTGGTGATGTAATCCGCCAGGCGATCAGCCGCAGCCGTGATGGTCTGGTAAGCCAGCGTGGTCTTGGCGCGTTCGATTTCAGCATCCTCGCCCTTGCGGGTCGCATGGTAGCTGTAATCCACCAACACATCGTTGGCTCCAATATCGCCAGCCGCGATCGCGCGGATCTTGCCCAACTCGTAATCGATCACGAAGTCAGTGCCTTCCACGTAGGTGGTGCCAGCTGGGTTGCTCGTCACAACCACGGTGCCCGGCACGATGTTCTTTTGCGCCAGGTCATACCAGGTATCTTCCGCGCCCGCGGTTTCAACTTCATCAGTGACTGCCACGGTGAAACCAGTCTCGCCGGTAAAGGTCTCGTAAAAGATGTTGATCGGCGATTGTTCCATGATGCCAAAATCGAACACATTGGCAGCCACCAGGTTCGGATACGCTTCCGCGATCACCGTGCGGCTCACAGAATAGGGCAGGTTCAAATCCGAAGTGGTCTCAGCCTCTTCGAATATCTTCGCCTCGTTCATCAACTGGCGCATGAACATCTTGTCGAATTTCTCCAACAACATTTCGGTGAAAACCGCCGCGGGACTTTCAGCGCGCAGAACGAGTGTGCGCTTGGCGCGTTTCTCATGCTTGCGCACCGATTCGGTCAGCTCGAAAGCCACCCGTGCGAATTCCGGCGTGCCGGTCTCATTCTCCAACACATCCCCGATCACCTGAATGCGCTTATTCTTCTCATCGAAGCCCATGCCCTTCAACACACCCGCAGCCGCCATCTTGCCAAACTGCTTGCGTTGGCTTTCGGCGAATTTCTTCACCGCTTCAGCGTTCGGAAGTTCGGCTTCATTGATCGATTCGATGAAAAGCTCGTTCAATGTCTTACCGAAAGGCAGGTCCTTCACAACTTCAGCCTTCGCCTCGCTGATGGCATTCTGCGCCTGGCTCTCATCAAACTTCTTCGCCTTCTCCACATTGCCCTTCACAGCTTCGATGATGTTCACATCCGCGCCGATCCCCAACGCCGTGCGCAGACTTTCATCCATCTTCTTCAACTGCTTCTCATTCAGCGCTTCCAACTGCGCTTCGGTCATGCCACGTCCGAAAAGTTCCGGCTGTTCAGCCAATAACTTTTTCAGGTTTTCCAAAAGTTCGTTCATTTCAAATTCTCCTTGTGAGTTAATTGATTCGATTAATTGAGCGGCATTCTCAAAGGACGGTTCCAACACCAGGTCAAAGCCCGTGATGTGCAACTCCGTCACCTCGAAAACTTTATCGTCGCCCTTGCCAATAGATTTACCTTCGCCGTACCCACGCAGGGACACGCCTGGCATCACGCCGCCTTCCATCAGGGTTAAGATATCCTTGCCCTTGCTGGTTTCCAGAATACGACCTGAGATATCGACCCGCGTCCCATCGAACGCGATCTCATCCCATTTCGTCACTGTCTCCAGCAGGTTCGGACGCCCACCCTTATCGGACGGATGTTCTGCCTCACCGAGTACCTGAATCGCACGTCCCTGCCCGGCGCTCTCGTTCAGATGGCTTCGTAACTCCTCCACCGCCGAACGCACCACTTCAACAGGATATCGGCGCCTGTTGCCATTCACAACATTCGCCGTCATAGCACCTTGTATTTTGATCTTGCGCGGCTTGCCAGCTTCCCCTTCTTCCAAAGCGATTACCGCATTCACGCGCTCTTCAAACCGCGCCCCGCGTTTCTTCTTTTCCCCTAAATTGGATGCTTCTCCAATTTGGGGGGATGTCTCCGTACTCGGAGACAGGGGGGTCGCAGGGGGGCTGGTCTGCGGCTGATAAGCCAGCTCCACGATCTCCCACGCATCCCGCGCCGCGAAACTATATTCATCGCCACTCCTTGAATAAGTGACTTTGAAATATTCATCCATCTTCAATGGGCTATCACCCATGCAACCCACGATCACATGATCGGCAAAGGTTTCCATGATGTAATAGCTGGGTCCACTTTCCGCATATGGGAACTGTGCTCGAAAAGCCTGCACGATCAAACTCATCGTGTAATCCAACGACCCCTTCACCAGCTCGGTGATCAATTTGCCTTTACCAATTTTCTTAGCCATAATTTTCTCCTTGCTCTTTCCTTCGTATACTTTGTGCCCTTTGTGGTAAAAAACCTAACCGCTAACCGCTAACAGCTAAAAGCTGCTCGCCAAATAGCTCCTCCGCACTCACCACCACCGCCTCACTACTCGCCGTGCGCCCCATCCCGCTCACGTTATCCGCGATCATCTGATTCCCCCCGCTCACCGTATCGATCTCATCATCATTGCGCCCATTCGGGAACGAAGCCGCCGTCCGCATAAACGATAAATTCCACGGACCGCGTACCAGCGTCACCTTCCCAGCCTTCGCCCGCAAACGCCACGGCTGCGCCCACTGCGTCTTATCGCCGCCGCCGCTCGTGCGTGTCATCCCAATGATCGCGATCTTCGCCAGGTCACGGTCTGCCATAAACTGCTTCACCACCAACGACTGAAACGCATTATCCTCAATGCCCCAGATCGTCCCATGCTCAGAATCTGAAAGCATCAACGCCTTCAGGCTTCCCAAAAACAGATCAAGATCGCGTTCCTTCAACATATCGCGGATAAACTCATCGCCTGCATCGTTCATCGCCACCGCCGCCGTCGCATTGAAATCGCTTTGCTCCGTCTTCCCCAAAGCCAGATCAACATACCGATACCACTGCAACCCCTTCGGCGCTTGCTCCACGATCCCAAAATAATCCTCATCAAAGAAATTACCTTCAGCCAAACGCGGCATCTGCTGGAATTGCGCCTGGAATTCAAAATCATCCATATTCACAGCCAGCGCCTTCAACAGATCCGCATCGTGTTTCTGTTCCCACAACGGCTCGCCTGCACTGCGACCCAACTGATCGCCTGCCATCGGCACGAACACACCGCGCAATAAATTCTCCACAAACTCCGCCTGCGTCTTCGGATACTGATCATCCTCCAACGCCACCGCGGGCATAAACACCACATCCCACTGATCCGCTTCCGGGTCGCTCACCATCGCCTTCAACAACTCACCGCTCAGATCTTCCACATCCCACCGTGTCATGATGACAATGATCGCCGCATGATCTTCGAGACGTGTATAAGCCGTGGACCGATACCACTCATAATTATCCCGTCGCAAAGTTTCGGAACTCGCCTCTTTCCGACCCTTGACCGGATCATCAATAATGAACAGATTCGCCCCGAAGCCTGTGATACCGCCGCCCACACCCGCCGCCAGCATCCCGCCATTCCGGTCTGCGATCTCCCATGAAGCGCTTGCCTTGCTCTCCGGGTCCAACATCACCGGCTCATTCGTGGATGACAACGCCCCAAACACCTGTGAATATTCCTCGCTCATGATCAAGTCACGTACCGCCTTCGAATGTTTGCTTGCCAGGTCTGCGTTATACGATGTCATAATGATGCGCAGGTCCGGGTTCTTCCCCATCAACCACGCCGGGAACTTACGTGAGGCAGTTTGGCTTTTCCAATACCGTGGCGGCATAAACACCATCAAACGCGAAATACCTTCCTTGCCATTGCTCAGAATATACTTCGCCACCTGCTCCAACTTATGCCCCAACACCTGCACATGCCGCGCCTCAGTCGGATGCTTCTTATCCACGTGACGGCAGAATGACAAAAAATCACGCTCAGCCATCAACCGGCTGCGGATCTCACTCTTTACCGCCTCACGTTTCACATCAGCTTTAGGCATCTTCTTCATCCTCATAAGCGTCATCCGCGCTGATATCATCCGCGCTGAGCGGAGGCGTACTCGCCGCAGTCGAAGCGTCGCTAATCGCTAAAAGCTCATCGCTCGAAAGCTCCTCCTCCAACTCCTTCATCAACTCCATCGCATCCGCCCCCAGCGTTTCCAACAACTGCGCCGTGGGCAGTTTCTTCAACTGATCCAACAACTTATGCCCAACCCCAACCCCTTCGCTATTTTCGATCTTCTGCCTCGGGGTGTAATCCTTCGTCATCTCAAAGAACAACCTGCGGTCAGGGTTCGCGCGATAACTCGGGTCACTCGCCACACTCCCCAACGCATGGAACGCGCCCGGACGATATTCCAACATCGATTCCGCCTGCAACTGCGAGATCATCATGTCAATTTCGGGATACTTCTTCCGCCACGTTGCGATCGCGCGGTCCGAAGTTAATCCCAAAATTTCAGTTGCCAACTTATCCTGTGTCTCAGGGTAGCGATACTTCTTCGGCATCGTCGCCCACGCCACATACGCCGCGATCCGCGGACGCACATTCGAATTCAATAATTGCTGATACACATCCGCCCACGATGGGATCTCTTTGCCCTCTTCGATCTTCTTCGTCTCGATCAATACCTTGCGGAACATCATTTCCTTAGCCCGCACATCCGCAACCGAAAGCAGAACTTTGTCATCGGCATCCTCAGCATTCGAGACACCGCTGGCAAAATTCTCCAACTCCAATTGCGTAATTTTTCGAACGCTCATTCCAACTCTTTCCTGCGTGCTTCCAGATACGCCATCATGCGCGCCACCTCACCCAACCGCGCAACCTTCTCTCCCCCCAAATCGTGCTCTTCTATTTGGGGGGATGCCCCTTCGGGGGCAGGGGGGCTCGGGGGCAGGGGGGCTGGCTGATCGCTAACTGCTAACCGCTCCAGCCTCGCATACACCTTCCCCTGATACTTCACACACACCCACTCCGCGCGCAAACTGCGGATGCGTGCCCATTGCGTCTGCGCATCCACATCCTTGGTCTCAGCCACCTCAAAGCGCATGTGCTTGCCCAGCGCATCGATGATCGTGTCCCTGGTGCCGGTGCCGGGCGAAAGCCTGATGCGTAAACCTTCGGCTTCAGTGACAGTACCAATCTGAACGGCAGGCGGAGCGAAGCGGTCCAACAAATATTTGAACGGGTTCACGGTCCAACCCAGCACGGTCTTCACAAAATCGATCTTCGGCTCATGGTCCAGGATCACTTCAAAATGCAAATGCGGACCGGTGCTCGCACCGTCGATCTTGTCATGGTCCGTGGGATCGCCGCCCATCTCACCGATCAACGCGCCCGCTTCCACGGTCTGCGCAGACATCACGAACACCTGATGCAAATGCGCATACAACGTTCTGAAATCACCATGCTCGATGATCACATGCCGTCCATAGCCATGCGCGCCGGTGAAATTCGCCGTATCCACAACGCCCGGGCATGCCGCAAAAATATGCGTGCCAACCTTCGCGGAAATATCCACGCCCATGTGCCTGCCTGAGCCTGGATACATCGCCGGGTTCACATTGCCAAATGCCTGCACCTGGCGCGCTGTCGGAATGGTGGGATAAGCCAAATTCATTTCTTCTATACCTTCGGTACTTTCTTCATTTCAAGGTCTCGATTGGTCTGCTGTAATTCCTGCATGGTCTTTTCCTTTTCGGTCAACACTTTTTGCAACTCAGCCTGTGTGGCTTGAAAACCTGCCGCGATACTGGTTACAGCATCCAATTGCTTCCGCAGGGTTTCGATGATCGGCGCCTGCTCTGCCAGACTGGAAAGGCGTTTCATCTGTTCATTGACCGTCCCCAGTTGTTGATCACGCGCTTCCAGGCGTGCGGTCAATATCTCGATCGTGCGTGCCTTATCAGTGTTTTGCTTCTCAAGCTCAGTGTTCTGCCGATAGAGAGCGACATTTTCGATCTGCATATCTTTGAGCAGGTCTGAAACCTTGCTGGTCGCATCCACCTGCTCAGATGCCGTTTCCGCGTTGACCTTATCGGTTTCGGCTGCGATCTTGCGCCGCGTAAACCATAAAGTCACAAACGCGGTAAAGACCGAAGATCCCAATATTGAAATCACGATGGAAACGATATCTGAATTCATGCGTCTGTACTCTTGAAATAACTTTTCTTTACAGCCATCATCATCTAATCGAACACGAAAGCCGCCACGATGAACGCCTCGCCCACATCCCGCGCAAAACGTCCACTCTCCAAAAACGGACCGAGCGGACCTTCGAACGTAATGATCGGCACCATCCATTCACCCAGCGCAGATTGTCTCTGCGACACGATAATGACGATACGCTTCCGTGATTCAGTCGGATAGCGGATCGGGATGATGACCTGGCGCAGCTTCGGTTCATTGAGCGGCATTCCAATTCATTATTTCCAAAAACCCTTGAACCCTTTGGCGCGCAGTTGTGGCACGATATCGAACATCTTCAACACTGCCAGCACCAACACCAGCAACACACCGGCTTCCAATTTATAGGCTGTGAAGTAGGCGACCAAAGCCGCGATCACATAAGCCAAAGCCTGCCAAAACGCGAGCGAGTAAACAAACGGGGGCATGATGTTCTCCTTTTCAATTCCGCTCCCCTCTCCCCCCCAAATACTCCCGTAGGGATATTTGGGGGGATGCGGCTTCAGCCGCAGGGGGGGGGTCGGGTTAAAGCAAAAACGCCGATGGCAAAAAAGCCATCGGCGCTCTCACTTCCGATTCAAGATCTCAACCAAGATGAGACCTGAGCCAAGTCAAATTATTCAGTTATAAGAATAATTTTAATACCAACCCCTCGTTTGTCAAGAGTCAGTTAGTGTCAATTTCACACAATCTTCTGCTCATTCTTGCGGGTTGATCACTGAAGACAGTGATGCTTCTGCTTTCTCTATAGCTTGAACGATACTGAAGGCGCTTTCGCCCAGGTATTCATTCCCCCCAACATTGATCTTTACACGATAAATTCCATCTTCCGATGGAAGAATTTGCACTAACCATCCAGCCATAGCCATACGTTCCAAATCATGACTTAACATATCTCTACTTCACTCCTTCCAATCAACCGATCAACTTCAATTCTTCAGAACCGATATCAATATACCCGATCTGATTATCGCCCCTCGCAATACCCAAATTACCAGCTGAATTCGGATAGAGTAAGTCATCATCTTCGAGTGCAGCTAGAAACTTCTTTAGATCCCGTACCGTAATCCACTTCTCGCAAAATGATGATATAACTTTTGTAGTGTTTTTTATTTCCATATCTCTACTTCACTCCTTTCTTCAAAAGGGAAGAGTTATTGATTTCTTCTGTTTTATGCCATGCACAACAATACCCACCGATTTCAACGCCCGATATGAAACTTCCTTTTTTTTCTTCTTGACAAACAATGCAGAAAAAAGGAGGCAAATCTTCAAAAGAAATATCATTTGTTGCTGGTTTCAATTTACTTAATTCATCAACTGAAAGAATTCTCATATCTCTATTTTACTCCTTCTGGCAGATCGCCAACAGCTAATCGCTAAAAGCCAACACCCACACCACCGGAAACACCTCCGCGAACACCCGCACCTCGAACGCCACCCCCAACACCAAATAAAAGACCAGCAAGGCAGGCATCAACACCGCGAACGCCGTCCGCAGCAACGCAGGCTTCCGTTGCCAATGCCGCAGGCACAACCAAATCACCAGCGCGAACCCTGCCCAATGGACCGCACCCTGCCACGGCACCCGCATGAACGCCGCCACATTCTCCAACGGCAGATATAAAAACTCTACGCCGTCCCGCGCCGCGAACCATACCATCACCTGAATCCGCACCAACACCCAGATCAACGCCTGCAACGCGATCCCACCCAACCACACCCCCCGTCCCATCCGCCTGAAAAAATAGACCGCGAACACCAGCGTCAACAACGCCATAGTCTCACGGTTCACACACCCCAGAATGAACACCCACACATACTCACGCCACATCCCGCGTGCCATGCACGCCAGCCCCAGCGCAAAACTGACCGCCGTGGGAATATCATAGACCTTGCTCTCCCTGAAAAACAACAGGCAAAACACCAACACCGCCGCGCATCCCCGCAGCCACGGCTCAAACTTATTCGTGCTTGAAAGAGTCAGACAAGAATTTGATCGCATATACCAATCCAATCGCCGCGCAAAAGATCAGGCTCAACACCGCCACATCCGCCCGCACACCCAATGCCACCAGCCCGCGTGCCAGCCAGGGCATCAACGTCCGATACACATACGGACGCGGCATCTCACTCAACGCAATCGCCTCCGCACTCCCCACCGACCACGTTACGATATCCGCATACAAATACACCACCACAGCCAACAACATCCCGATCAACACCTTTGCAAAAACTATTTTCATTCAACTCCTCTCCCCCCAAATTGCGCTCTTCCATTTGGGGGGATGCGGCTTCAGCCGCAGGGGGGCGCATCACTCCGCCGCATACATCTGGATCACACGCTGCGCCGCTTCCTTCCCGATCTCCCACGTGCGCACTTCATCGCATCCCGCCACATCACAGCGGATTCGCAGCACCGTGCCTTCGATCTCACCGATAATATCCACCTGTTCAGGCGCCTCCGCAGACATATCCACAGCATGCCGATACAACAACAACTGCCGGATGCCCCTGCCATTCCGCTTCACCTGCCCGAGCACATGCCCATTCCCACATTGCCATTGCTTCACATCCATAATCATCTCCTTATCTCCGCTCCCCCAAATTGACGCACGCACTTCGCGTCCATTTGGGGGAGATGCCCGAAGGGCAGAGGGGGCTATTCTCCGCTACCGATCACCACACACCCAGGCGGGACCCCACTTCACCTTCCCCCAATGCTTATCCATCTCACGCTCAGCATAACAATGCTGGCAACCTGGCGAAACCTTCGTGCAACCCATCCACGGATTGAAAGTATGATCAGTCCATTCGATCTTGCTATTCTCTGCCATTTCAAATCTCCTATTCCCCTCCCCCAAATTCCGCGCTCTTTGCGGAATTTGGGGGAGGACGGGTGGGGGTCTCTACCTCCAGTAAATGACTTCCATCTCGCGCTCCAACACCTCTTGCGGATAGCGCTCGAAGAACTTGAAAAAATCCATCTGATTCGCGAACCCATCCCTGATCGCAAATCGCAGCGTGTCATCCAGCGAAAGCATCTTCCCACCCAACACCACCCGCCCCAGGTTGGGATAGATCACCACCGGCACCACCGCCGTACATAATCGCGCCGCGATCATCTCGCATTGCTTCGTCCGCATCCCCGTATAAAGCTGCAACATCTGCCCAACCTTGATCGGGTTCTTACGCTTCCGCCTGATCGTATGCAGTTTCGTTCCATCCGCTACCATCGGCACAAACTGATTTTGAAAATTCAACGCTGGCATGGCTTATCCCTTCACAACTTTCATACCTTCGCGGAAGGCTTCATTGATCTTCTTGAAATCTTCATCCTTGCCGCCACGATCTGGATGATGCACCAGCGACAAAGCGCGGAACGCATTCCGAACATCTTCCCGTTTTGCATCTGCCTTCACACCTAGAATTTCAAACCACGGCGATTTACCATCACCCAACAACAGCGCTGTATCATCAGGTGTCGCCAGAAAGCCGTTGAAGATCCGATCAAACTCAATGTCAAACGAAGTTTCAACGATATCCTCCGCATACACTTCCAACGCCCGATACAAAAGGTAACTATATACTTGGCACGCATTTGAGCCTCCTAAACTGGTCTGATTCTGGTGGTCTCCAACCCTTGACAAACCTAACCGCTTAGGATAAGATAGGGGTATAAGTTGGTACGAGGTACCAGCAAAAACAAACAAGGATACACGAAATGGAACACACTCACTCACCCCAAACTCTCGCAAACGGCTTAACTCTATATGTATGCTCATGCGGAGCCCGTAAGCAAAAGAGCAAGATCGTCAACGGCAAGAAAGTCGAAGTCTGGCAAATTGAAAGCAAAGCAGAAGAAACCGCCCGCAACCACGCGATTGAAATGCTCGAAACCGAAGGTTACGGATACGGCAAAGAAGCGAACGATCCGCTTGACTCTCACATGCCAAACATTGATTAAGATAAAAATGGGGAGGGCGCAAGTCCTCCCCAAAAGGAAAAAACCATGAGAATCAAACTTGAAGTTTACGATGTAGATACCGGCGAAACCCTCGAAGAAATCGGGGAATGCCTGACCGATAGCCCTAGCCGCGCCGTGCAGAATTACGATCAAGACGAGGCATGGATTAAAAAAGGGTACAACGCTGACATCCGTTGGAAAGACATCACCGATAAAGCCGCCGCTAGACTTGGGCGTAAAGGTGGACAATCCACTAGTGACGCCAAGAAAAAATCCAGCGCGAATAATGGCAAGTTGGGCGGACGCCCTAAAACCAAAAAGGAATAGCAATGACTGACAAACCGCAAACCCTCCAACAAGCAATCGTATACTTTGCCGATAAAGATGTTGCTCACCAATATCTTGTAGACCTACGTTGGTCTGATGGTGTAGTATGCCCGCATTGTGGAGGACTAGAGCACGCATACACCACCACCCGCAAAATTTGGCGATGCAAAGATTGCAAAAAAGAATTTTCGGTAAAGGTTGGCACTATCTTCGAGGGGTCTCCAATTGGCTTGGATAAGTGGCTCTCTGCGGTTTGGATGATTGCCAATGCTAAAAATGGCATTAGCTCTCTTGAGATACATCGCGCTCTTGGAGTTACCCAAAAGACTGCATGGTTTGTATTGCATCGCATCCGCACAGCCATGCAGTCTGGCACGTTTGAAAAATTGAGCGGCGAAATCGAAGCCGATGAAACATACGTCGGAGGCAAAGCCGAGAATATGCACAAGTGGGACAGATTGCAAAGCGGCATACAGGGACGTGGCACTGTTGGCAAAGCTATCGTGTTTGGAGTTTTGCAACGAAACACTAAAGACACGTCTAGCAAAGTCAAAGTTAAGGTTGTCAGAAACACCAAGAGAAAGACCCTGCACACTGAAATTAAAAACAGTGTTGACACTGGCTCTAATATCTTTACAGACGCGCTCCAATCCTACAATGGACTCGATGAATACATCCATGAAAGCATTGACCACGCTACCGAATACGTTCGTGATAATGTCCACACAAACGGCATAGAAAATTACTGGTCTCTGTTCAAGCGTTCCCTTCGTGGCACTTATGTAAGTTGCGATGCGTCTCATCTTTTTAGATACCTTGACGAACAAACATTCAGATTTAATAATCGTCGCGACAATGACAGCATGAGATTTGAGACCGTGCTGGCAATGGTTGCGGGAAAGAGATTGACCTATGCCGAACTCATCCAAAAAACCGAATACAAACAAGCCCGACTCTTTCGATAAATTCAACGACTTGATGAAAAAGTTAATCAAAGTGCCTCCGAAGAAAAAAGCGAAGCCAAAGAAACGGATAAAGAAAAAATGCGTGCCAAGTATATAGTTACCATACAAAAAGTCGATCTGCAAACCGATCACCCGCAAGTTGTCCAATGAACTTTCATACTTCGTACACTCACGCACATAACGCTTGCCCGCTCGATCAAATATCACCTTGACGCCGCCCTTCATCACATCCTGGTCGATGCGCAGCGAAGTGGCACCGATCTTCGTCATGACTCGTTGTAGATCTCTAATCGTTGTTTGTTGTGTTGCCTGAAATCTTCTTTTCATCTCAAACTCCTTTCATCATCCAAAAATCTAATCGCTAACAGCCAACCGCTTCACCACCACCTCCCTCCCCCACCTCCGCGCGGACCCCATTGTTTCCACCTGTCCCAGCGCACGCAAAATTCCCTCCGGTTAAGAAGTGGGCAACACTTCTCTCCGGTTAATATTTTCCCCTAAATATTTCCGAAGGAATATTTGGGGGGATGTCACTGTACTCAGCGACAGGGGGGTTACTCATCGTTATACCGATCAAAGAATGCCTCTGCCACACTCTCCGCTTCGCGCACCATCCGCAAAATTTCATCACTCGATGTATCAGCTGTCACAGTTTCCATCGCCTGACCAGTCAACAGCCGTGTCAAAACAGTCTTGCCTTTCAACCCAACCTTGGCAAGTTCCTGAAGCTCATGATATAGCGCATCCACTTTTTCGTCCTGCCCCAATTTGATATTCAGATCTCCAAGTCTCAATCGGGTACTTTTCACAGCGTCAGGTCTTCTACCTGTTCTGAACTGATCCATAACTCACGCTCCAATCGCTAATCGCTAAAAGCTAATAGCCAACAGCTACTTCTTGAACTTCAAAGCCATCTTATACAAACCATGACTGATCGACATCACCGGCTCATCCAACACGATCGCCTTCCCGCGCAGCATCTGCGGAATATAGTTTCGCAGCAACTCAGCACCGCCGCCCACTACTAACACCGCCGAAAAACGCCGGTAATATTGACCCCAACGATCTTCAATCGCGCCCGCCACGCGGTCCTTCCAATCCTCCAACGCGAGTTTCAACAGATCCTTATCAATACGCTTGTTTCGCAGCTTCATATCCAGCTCACCCAACGAATATGGACGTTCACAATCCAACAGCACCTCATAGCGGCGATTGATATCCTCCAAGAGGCGTGTCACACCCATCTCGATCCCGCCTGTGAAGCGATCAATATCATCATTCTCGCGCGTCAACATGAATTCGATGGTCTTGCGTCCCAGAGAAAGCCCGGCAGTTTCATCCAGCCAATATTTGGCTTTATTCGGGTCCAATATGCCCTGATCGTCATAGGTGTAATCGAACAAAATACCTTGTGCCTGTGGCTTCAAAATCGCTTCCACCACCTCGATCTCGAACTTCTCCGCATCCACAGACCAGGTATGCTTCCCTAATATCCACCTCTTCACCGCCGCCTTATACTCCTTCGCCGTATTCCCCATCAACATCTGGAATGGTAAACCCACCATCAGCGAAAGCGGACGATCAAACTTCCCATGCTCCATTTGATACTTCGACAGCCCCGCATAAAAAATACTGCGGATCTCCGAAGTCCCTGCCAGCCGGTCGAATGCCATGTTCTGCATCGGCGTTCCATAATCATGGGCATTGTCACCCACAAAAAAGGAACCATATTCGCTTCTCACTTCCATCGGTCGCTTCTTCGCGCTCGAACGTCCACCCAACGAAGCCTCTTCCAAATGTTGTGAACCATTCGATGACACCAGGCTCAACACCTGCACACCACCCTGCGCGCCAAACAACTTATTCGCGCCCATCCCCAAATCTTCACCAAGATAAATATAATCAGACATGTCATTTCTCCTTTTTTTATGAATTCAACTTATACACGCGCGCCGCAGCCGCCTTCATCGCGGACGTTTGTTCCAGATCTGCCAACGCACTCTCGATCACATTCGGCACTTCTCCCCCCAAATTCCCGCCGTTCTTCGCGGGCATTTGGGGGGATGTCCCCGTACTCGGGGACAGGGGGGCTTGGTTCCTCACCACACTCCGCATCGCCTCGCTCATCCCATCATCCACCTCATACCCCTCCCCATCCAACCCGAAGCGCTTCTGAAGCAGCCCCACCGTCCACGGCGGCAACAAATGCGGCGGCTGATTCCCGAATGCCTGCGTACACATCAACTTCTGCTGCATGAGGAACAACAGATCGTCATACTGTTGATAATCCGTGATCAAACCATCCGGGTCATACTTCGTCGAACCCTCCGCCAAAAACCGCTTCGGCATCAATGACACATCATTCGAATGTTCCAAGACGAAATCCACGAACCCCGCATGGACCGTCTGCGCTTCATCCAAAATCCAATCCGTCACATCCTTCAGCGCCACATACTTGATCCGCCACGCCGTACGCCGGTGCATCAACAACGCCTTCACCGTCTCAGGGTGCATCGTCTTTGCCGCCTCGAACATCCGCACCTCTGGCGTGGAATTGTTCGCCGTGCGGATGTTGGCATACACATCCGCCCAATGCTCAGCCACATACGCCCACACATTCACCAGCGCCGCGATAAACAACACCGCCGCCAAACCATACGGCACCAACGCCCACTCCTGCCAATGCCACACCATCCATGCCTTCGTCCCCAACACCAGGCACGGAATGCTCAACGTAGCGGGCACCATCCACTTCCAATTCCGCGGACTATGATCGAACATCACGCACCTCCATACAAATGCCGTTGGATTTCCTCATCACTCAAACCATAACCTTCCAACTCGATCACCTCATTGCATGTTTTCTTCCACCAGGCAGCATACTCAGCATTCTTCTCGCGGTACTGCTCCCAAAGCAACTCCTGCTCAGGTGAAAATCTGCCGTTGCAAGTGGGCTTGCCAACCCGCTCGATCATCCAGATCAAATGGTTATTCCGTGCCACACTCTCATTCGTGAAATCTTCGTAAGCCTTTTTTGCCTTCGACTCACGCTCATCTCGCTGCGTACCAATGACCATACAGATCAGCACGAACGCACCCAGCGAGATCCACCAATAGCGGATGCCCAAATACACCAATGCCAGCGCCCCACCGCCCAAAGGCATCCAAAACAAACAGATCGCGCCCGCGCTCCACGGCTTCTTAATAACCATTTCTAAAAAATTCATATCAACCTCCGATCCACTGCACCACCAAAACCACCAGCGTCACCAGCCCCAACCCTGCCAACGCATTCCACACATTCCGCTTCAAACCCTTCACCCCCGCATCCCAATTCCGCTTCCACCGCGGCACCCGCTTCGACTTCACGATCACACTCTTCCGCTTCTTCATCATCCACCTCCAAACACGCGCATCCCAATGAACAACCCGGCATACAAACAGAGCGCACTGAAGAACCCCACCAACACCCACACGATCACCCGCATCCCTCGCAAAGCCCTGCGGTTTTCCCGCAACTCCTCCTGATTCACCTCGCCACCTCCTTTCCACAATGTTGACATCGCTTTATCACAAACTTTTCATCAACGGTCTCACCACTCAAAACATCAAACAAATGCACGCCAAAGCACTTCAAACAATAATGCTCTTCAGAAGTCAACCGAAACGACCTGACTTCCTTCCCCTTGTAATAATTGCCAGGCAAGCGCAAATCCACATCCCTTCGCACGATCGCCACAAACTGCAAAACCACCACAGACGTGCCCTGATCTTGTAGGGGCGGGGTTTTCCCGCCCTGTTTATCCGAAGAACCAACAAAATGAGCGTCCATAATCACCTTTCCGCATAAATCTATGCGAATTTTCTAACCTTAGTGAACACGAATGAACATGCCAAAAAAATCGTGTTCACTTGTTCATTAATTCCATAGCAAATTGACGCATACTGTCACCATGTTCCTCATAATTCTTCACTACTTCATTAGATAGAATAAGAATAACAATGAACTGAATGACCAAAAACAGCCCAAAACCGCTAAAAACCATCAAAAAACCGCCCGAATGAACAAGTGAACACGAAAACGCCCACACCATACAAAACATAATGTTTTGCACCCGCTGGAGGTGATTCGTGTTCACTTGTTCACTGCTCTTCTTCCCCCAAATACTCCCGAGCGTAGCGAGTGGATATTTGGGGGAAGTGCCCGAAGGGCGAAGGGGGTCAATCATCGCTCACTCCCAAACTGATCTGACTCGGCTTCACCAACTTCGCCCGGATCGCCGCCAAAGCCTGGCGTGCCTTCGCGATCTTCTCATCACTCGGCAGCGCCCCATACTTCTTCCCGATCGCGAACATCTTCGCCTCATCCCACTCGAAATACACCCCGTTCCCCTTCCGTGGCGGAGTATGCAACTGGAAAGTGTCTCGGATGATCTTCCCAAC